ACACGGAGCGAAGCGAAGTGCGCAGTCGAAGGCCCGAAGGGCTGAAGCGTCGAGGGGCGCACGAAGGCCGCCGCCAGTGGCGGAAACAGGCCGTAGTAAGCCCAATGAAGCAGGGAGTGCCACAAGCGAGCTTGCGAGCGCAGTGGAACGACCATGCCGAATTGTGGAACAGCGCGAAGCGCTCCGCAGACGCGGAACACCGCGCAAGCGAAGCGTAGAGCGGTGCGAAGACGCGGAACACCACACCGCCAAAGGCGAGTGCGGTGCGAAGAGAAGAAAGGGAGGATAAATCATGGCGGCAATTGGCTTGAAATACATGGCGTGGGCGCCGATGGCATCGGAGCCCGACGACGCCGCGCCGGCCTATGGCACGGGCATTGTGCTGGGACGCGCGGTGAGCACCAATCTGACGATCACCAATGCCGAGGGCGAACTGTATGCCGACGATATGTTAGCCGAATACGTAAGCGAGTTTGCCAGCGGCGAGCTGGCGGCAGAGGTGGACAACATCGCAGTAGAAAATCAGGCGAAACTGTATGGCGCGACCTATGCGGACGGCGAAATGCAGATGGGCGGCCAGGACACCGCGCCCTATGGCGGCGTGGGCGGATACCAGGTGGTGATGGTGCGCGGCGTGCGCAAATACCGCACGTGGTTCTTCGCCAAAGCTAAGGCATCCATTCCGGACTGGACCGGTACGACGCGCGGCAGCAGCATTTCCTTCGCCACGCAGCCGATTTCCATGCGCGTGATGGCGCCGGCGGCGGGGCCATGGTATCGCGTGAAAGAGTTCACGGATGAAAGCGCGGCCAAAGCGTATATCGACCAGTTGCTCAATGTGGCAACGTGGTACAGCGTGAACATCCAGGTGCAAGGGGCCAGCGGCACCGACGCGGTGACGCCGGTGGGCGTGGTGGCCGTGGCCGCGGGCGAGGATCTCGCGCTGACCATTACGGGCACGCCAACGGCGCTATATGACAACGGTACGGACAATGTGAGCAGCGCGAGCGGCGGAACCTACACGATCAGCGAGATCGCGGCGGATCACGCGGTGGCGGTGATCTTCTAGGCGGGCTATGGGCGAGATACTATGGGTTCGCGATACGGCTCCGGAAACGGAGCCCGTATCGCTGGACGATGCAAAGTTGCACCTGCGCATGGTTCCAAATGACGACAGCGAGGATGTGGCCATTGTAGAACCGTTGATCGTGGCGGCGCGCGAATACGTAGAAGGCGTAACCGGGCGCACGATTGCTCGCAGGCAAATCACGGCCTGCGCCGCGCTTTCTACGGGCGAAACGCTACACCTACCTCGTCCGCCAGTTACAGAAATTGTCGGCGCGCGGTATATGCGCACGGATGGCGCGTGGGCGGATTTGCCGGATGAGGCGTATACGGCCGACGCAATGAGTGGCACGTTGACGCTTAAGAGCGTGCCCGAGGATGCGCTTAAGCAGGCCGGGATCCAGATCCAGTATGAGGCGGGCTATGCCACGCCACCGATGGCTTTGCGGCAGGCCATGCTCTTACTGATAGGGCATTGGTACCAGAACCGAGAGGCGGTGCAGGTGGGCAGCTACGCCAGCGTGGAAGTGGCGCAGACCGTGCGCGTGCTCTGCAACCAATATCGCACATTCTGGTTTTAAGGGGGCTGGCACATGGCGAGAACCGCGCAGGCTGGCGAGATGCGCACCAGGATCCGCGTGCAACGGCTGACGGCTGGCATTGACGCGGACGGATACCCCACAGAGAAATGGACGGATGTATTTACAACGCCCGCCTGGTGCAAATGGGTGAACGCGCACGGGAGCGAAGTATACGAAAACCTGCGGCTAGATTTGCAGGAGACCGCCACGCTTACACTGCGCCACACGGACAAGATCGACGAAAGATGCCGCGTGGTTCGCGTGGACGATGGGCGGATATACGACATAGTGAGCCTGAACCCCGTGGAGGACAGGCGGGCATTTCTGGAAATTCAAGTGAAACGCACGGTAAAGGCATAGGCAGGTGAGCAAAATGCAAACAGTGGCGCAGAGGATTATCACGGCGCTTGGGCCGGAAACCGGCCTGCCAGTGGCGCAGGGCACCTATCGCGGCGAGGCGGATACCTATTTTGTGTTCAACATGGACGCCATACCGGAGGACTTTGCCGACGATATGCCGGGGCACGAGCGGTATTTGATCATGCTGCACCTGTTCGCGCCATTTACGGCGAACCTGACCAGCATGCAGAAGCGCGTGAAGCGGGCGATTTCTGGCGCTGGATTTACCTGGCCATCCATGACCGACGCCAGCGAAACCGCCCGTTCCAGCGACGGGACGGAACAACACCTGGTATTCGAATTTGAAACCGCGGAAGGGATTGAGGGGTGATAGGAATTGGCGCGGTTAACCTGCAACATCGAAGACACCATCAACGCCCTGGAAGGCATTTTTTCCATCCCGGACAGCGTGGCCAACGAAATGATGACCGCGCAGGCCAACGTGGTGGCGGAAAAGCAAAAACAGGTAGGGCGGGAAATGGGCGTTTACCGCACCGGGGAAACGCTCGAATCCATTACGGCGGAAAACAGCGCCAGACGCCTGCGCAATGGATGGAGCATCCGCATCGATCCGCGCGGCATCCGTAAAAAGACCCATACCGCCAAGGGCAACAGCGCGAAGAGCACCATGAGGCGCAATGCCGAGGTTGCGTTCATCAATGAATACGGAAAAAAATCGCAGCGCGCGCGGCCCTTTATCCGGGTGGCCAACGAGCGCTGCGCGGTTGAAACGACGGAAGCGGCCATGAAGGTATACGACGATTGGCTGAAGAGCCGGGGATTTTAACGCGCAATGAGGCAGGGAGAGCCGCAAGCGAACTTGCGAGCGTCCGAAGGCCCGAAGGGTTGAAGTGGCGAGCACACGGAGCGAAGCGCAGTGCGCAGAGGCAACCCCTCAGTCGGCTAACGCCGACAGCTCCCCTTACACAGGGGAGCCTTTGGGCGATACTCCGCCGCGCGTGTTCATTGCAACAGGTTGATCAAGGCCTGTTGCAAAACCGAAGAGAAATTGATGTGGCGCTTTTCCGCCTCATCGTTGAGCCATTGCGGGATGGTCAGCGTTTTCTTGACTGCGCGATTGTTTATGCGCTTGCGGTAAGCGGCGGTATCCGCCTTAACCAGCGTAACAATCTCTCCAGCAGCGCAAGGGATCGCGCTGGAAGGCTGAGGAATGCTTTCGCCGGTGTCTTCCATGTGCATGAGCACAAGGGAAAGCGCGTCTTCCGCCATTACCAGCGCGTCAACCAGACTATCGCCGCAGGTGTAGCAGGAGGGAAGATCGGGGAAAGCGACGTTGTAGCCATCACCTTCCGGTGTGAGCAGCGCGGGAAAAACATACTGTGCCATATTCAAACCTCCTTATTGATTGGGAAGGGGCCGAAGGAGGCAGGGACTATTTCAGCCCTGCATCCTTCATGATTTTCTCCGCTGTACCACTGGCGATTTCTTTCGCATCGTGGCGCGAAATCGGGATTGTTTTGCCAGTGGCTGGGCTGTACCAAAGCTCGTGGTTTCCGCCTTCCACTTTTTTGTAACATCCCGCTTTGCGGAGAAGCCGCTTTAGTGCGCTTGTCTTCATTTTCCCCCTCCCTTCGATGATATTATAACACGTATAATACGTGTTGTCAAGAAGTTTCTTCGTTAAAAATACGTATTACACGTATGGATTGGAGCCAAAAATGAAGCTGGACAGATACCATTATTTGTTTAACGCCGCGGCATACTTTGCTGCCGCAGAGAAATTCCCAGAAAACGGGATTGTTGCCGCGATTGCGGGGCAGGGGCCAGAAGCGTTTGACGCGCTGTGCTGGGCGCTGGCGGAGCTGGCGCAGCAGGGCGAATTGGCGCGCAGGGATATGGGCTATGACAGCGGCGAAATGCTGACTGTGGAGCGCGTGCGACGGCAGCTAATGCCAGCGCAATTGCCCGAGGCGCGGGAAATCGTGTTGCGCACGATTGCCAAAGGCCTGAAAAACGGCGAAGGAAACGACAGTGACGAAGTGGATGAAGTGCTGGCGGAGCTGGCAGAGCAAAAAAAAACGGACGCAACCACATGACGGAGGCGGAGTATCTATCCGTGGCGCTATCGCTGGGCATGGGCCGCCGCGAAGCGCTGCTATCGCCGGTGGGCCTTGTGATGGAAATTGCCAAGTTGCGCGCAGACGCAAACAAAAAAGCGCTGGAAGGGGTGAGGACGCATGGCAGAGCGCACGATTAGCACCCGCTTGATCATCAGCGGCGAGCAGGAATACCGAAGCGCCATTAAGGGGATCAACCGGGATCTAAAAGAGCTGGATAGCCAAATCAAACTGGTGGACAGCGAATACCAGGGCCAGCAGAACACGCTCGCCGCGCTCCAGGCCAGGCACGATGCGCTGAGCAATGCCATCGAAAAGCAGGCGCAAAAGCTCAAAACCGAGCGCGACGCCCAGAAACAGGCGCGCGATCTGATGTGGGAATACGCGGAAGCGGCGGAAAAGACGCGCGGGGAATTGAATCAGCTCGTGAGAGATACCGATGATATTACGGCAGAGACAAAGGAATACCAGGAGAAGGTATCGGAGCTATCGGCTAAGTTAAAAGACTATGAGGACGCCACCCGCAAATCCGCGAACGCTGCCCAGGAGCATGCGACAAAGGCCAATCAGGCAGAGGCACAGTTAAATGAACTGAATCGTGAGTTATCCCAAAATGATAAGTACCTCGACGAAGCCCGCAACAGCGCCGACCAATGCGCAAAATCCATCGACGCATACGGCAAAGAGGCCAAGGACGCGGCGGAGGACACGGACAAGCTGGACAAATCGTCGCGCGGCTGGGTAGAGACCATGAAGGGCGTGCTCTCCGCCGACATGATCAAAAACGGCCTGCAACATATCTGGGAAGGCCTGAAAGCGTGCGTGGATGCCTCCGTGGAGTTTGAGAGCGCCATGGCGGGCGTGCAGAAAACCACGGGCATGAGCGATACCGAAGTTGCCGCCATGGGCGATGCCATCCAGGAGATGAGTACGCGCATCCCCCTGGCGGCCACGGAAATTGCCGCCTTGGTGGAAGCGGGCGGGCAATTGGGCATAGCCCAAGAGGATTTGCTGGGCTTTGCCGAAGTGATGGCCAACATGGCCGTAGCCACCGACATGACCAGCGAAGAGGCCGCAACCGCGCTGGCGCAGCTAGCCAACATCATGGGCACGGCGGCGAGCGACTACGAGCGCATGGGCAGCACCATCGTGGCGCTGGGCAATGCGGGCGCCAGCACGGAGAGCCAAATTGTGGAGATGGCGCAAAGGCTGGCGGGCGCGGGCGCAACCGTGGGCATGACAGAGAGCGAAGTGCTGGCATTGGCGAGCACGCTTGCAAGCCTGGGCATCAACGCCGAGGCGGGCGGCGGAAGCGTGAGCCGCCTGCTCAACAAGCTGGAAACGCTGGTGAGTACGGGTTCGCCCAAGCTGGAGGATTTCGCTTCCGTGGCTGGAACGAGCGCGGAGGAATTCGCGAGCGCCTGGAACGAGGACGCCATGGGCACGCTAGCGCTGTTTGTGGAAGGCCTAAGCGGCGTGGAAGAAAGCGGCGGCAGTGCCATTGCGGTGCTAAACGAATTGGGCATCACGGAAACACAAATGACCGACGCGCTTTTGCGCATGGCCAATGGCGGAACCATGCTCAGCGACAGCCTGGAAATGGCCAACGAGGCATGGCGCGAGAACAGCGCACTGGCGGAGGAGGCGGCGACGCGGTATTCCACGACAGAAAGCCAGATGCAGCTATTCAACAACAGCGTGACAAACTTCAAGACCGCTGTGGGCGACGCGCTATCGCCATTGCTAAACAATCTGATGGATGCGGGAAGCGCGGCGCTGGATTGGGCCACAAACGTGATCAGCGGCAGCAACACGCTGACCGACCAGATCAATGCCATCGATACGGATTACGAAGCCGAGGCGGACGCGCTAGCAACCACGGCGGCGCAGGCAAGCGCGCTGGTGGACATGCTCGAAGAGATCGAATCCACGAGCGGAGGCGCGGCGGAGGGCAGCGACGAGTGGAACGCGGTGCTCGCCAAGCTATGCGAAACCGTGCCCGAGCTCAGCGGGCTGATCAACCAGCAAACGGGTGAAATCGAGGGCGGAACAGAAGCGCTACGCGACCAGATTGCGGCCTGGGAAGAAAACGCGCTGGAGCAGGCCAAGGCGGCCGCGCTGCAGGAGAAATATAACGCCTATGTAGCCGCGCAAGAAGAGCTGTTCGAGAAGCAAGTCGAACTGGAAATGGAGCTGGCCAAGTATGAAGAAGATCGAGCCAATGCGGCGGACAGCTTCCAAAATGCCAACATTTGGGGGCGGATGTTTGGCACCGAAGAAACGCGCGAGATGGCGGAAAGCAATGCGCGCGTGGCAGAACTGCGTGGCGAGATTGCGGAACTGGAAGACCAACTAGAAACCAATAGAGAGGTATACAACGCATACAGCGAAGCACTGGGCGAAGTGGCGGACACGAGCCAGAGTGCGGCTGAAGCGAGCAACGAAATGGTGGCTGCGCAGCAGGCGCAGGCGGAAGCATACAACGCACTGATAAGCGATATGGATGCGTTGATCGCGGCGCAAGAAGAGGCCAAAGCCGCCGCCATGGAGCAGGTGGAAAGCGTGGTGGGCGGATTTGGCGAAATGGAAGAGGTGGCTGCGCAGAGCATCGAAGATACCATTGCGGCGCTGCAAAGCCAAATCGACTACATGGACACATACGCAGCTGCGCTGGAACTGGTGATGGAGCGCGGCGTGGATATGGGTATCGTGGCGCAGTTGGCCGACGGTACGCAGGAAAGCCTATCCATCCTGCTGGGGCTGGTGGAGGCGAGCGACGAGCAAATCGCGAATTTTGTGGCGACGTTTGACGAAACGCAGAAAGCCAAAGATACGCTCGCCACCAATATGGCGGATGCCAAAACCAGCTTTGATACGGAGGCGGACGCCATTGCCGCGCGGACGGTGGAATTGGTAAATGAAATGAACCAAACCTCGCAGGCCTATACGAACGGCGCGGCTACGATAGGCGGATATATCGACGGCTTGAACAGCCGCCTGAGCGAGTTGGATATTGTTTCAGAAAAAATCCAAAGCCTGATGGCTGGCGGGGCCAGCGACAGCAACAGCGGCAGTAGCAGTAGCAGCGGCGGCAGAACGGGCGGCAGGGGATTTTATGCCACGGCGCACGCCGCGGGCCTGGCCTATGTGCCAAGCGATGGCTATATTGCCGAGCTGCACGAAGGAGAAATGGTATTAACGCGGCTGCAGGCGGAAGCTTACCGGGCGGAGCGCCTATCCGGCGTGCGGGCCCAGCGGGCGGCGAGCCAAACCGTTACAAACAATGCCCGGTTTGGCGATATCATCATCCAGATGGGCGGCCAAGGCGGCGCGGACGGGCGCAAAATCGCCGCCGAGCTGCGGCGGGAATTGCGATTGAGAGGGGTGTATGCGGGTTGATGCGGCACAGCTTTTCCTTCAACGGCGTGGATATGCGCGAAGCGTTTGGCATCGTGGTGGAGCGGTTTTCGGATGTGCTCACGCCCGCCCTGCGCCCGAGGAAAATTGCGATTCCATACCGCGATGGATCGTATGATTTTGGCGCGCAATACTACGATGAGCGCGTGATCACAATCGACTGCGCTACGGCGTCCATTGCGTCCCGCGCTGCGGCGCGCGCGCTTTCGCTGGCGCTGGCGGGCAAGGGCGAATTGCGGCGCTGGGACGAGCCGGATAAATATTATATCGGCCGGATCTACGATCCGGCGGACATCGAGCGCATGGCGCAGGGAGCTATGCGGTTTTCGCTATCGTTTGTGTGCGAGCCATTTGCCTATGGTGCGCAAAAAACGCTAACGTTTGCCGGAAGCACGGCGGTGGACTATGCCGGAAGCGCGCGTACGCCAGTGCGGATGGTGATCCGCAACGACAACGATTTTTCCATTACAGGGGTAGTTATCACGGCGATAGAAAGGGCGGAATGAAATGAGCGCAATGACGAATGGTTTTGAGACGACGGTTTTGAACACTTTCCGGGGCACGGCGGCGACTGCGCCGCAAAATGTGTATCTGGCGCTGTTTTTGTCCAGCCCGACCGAAAGCGGTACGGCGGGCATGGAAGTGAGCTACAGCGGCTATGTGCGGCAAAAAATCACGTTTTCCGCGCCCGCAGCCAGCGGCACAGACGTTAGCATTCAAAACAACGCGCTGATCACCTTTCCCACGCCGCCCGGCGCGAGCGGAACCGCAACCTATGGCGCGATTATGGACGATATTTCCGGTGGGGATGTGCTGGTGTATTGCCAGCTCAACAGCCCTATTGCACTCACGAGCGAAGTAAGCCCGCGCTTGGATGAGGGCGATGTGAAGCTGGTGATTTCCGCGGGGAATTTCACGGCGAATTTCAAAAATAAGATATTGAATTATCTAAGGGGAACGAACATCGCGGGATTTGAGCCGCATTTGGCCCTATACGATGGCAGCCCGGAGGAGGGCGGGGCAGAGCTGAGCGGCAGCGGTTACGCGCGCCTGCCGCTGATCTTCGGCGCGCCCAGCGAGCAGGTGAGCGGGCAAATGGAGATCCGCAACACCAACGCCGCGCAGAGCAATGCCGCCATTGCCTGGGGCACGTGGGCCTACGGCGCGATCATGGATGCGGAAACCAGCGGAAATTGCGTGGCATATAAGGCCAATGCCGGGCAATATGTGATGGATTCGGGCGCGAAAGCTTATATCGATGCGAACAGCATCAGCATGGCGGTGAATTAATGTTGCCAAAGGACTTGCACCTCGAGGTTTGCTTGTGCTATAATCGTGTTGTGCAATAGATGGAAACTGCATGGCGGACTCGCTCCCTTGCTTACAAAAGCAACGGAAGGGAGTGAGGCGTATGGACGATTATCAGATCCTGATGATCCTGCTTACGATTGCCGGACTCCTGTTGGCCGCATACAAAGCGGGCAAAGACGATAGATAAGGCAAAACCGCCATACAGCTAGCCCTGTACGGCGGTTTTGTGCCCTGGATTTGGGAGCAAGCCCCATGCAGTGCCCATCCGTCTATTGCAATTATAGCACGGCGCGCGGCGAAAGTCAAGCGCCGTGTTTTTGTTTTTGGAAGGGGGGATTGCATGGCGCTGGGAACGTACAACCGCACGCCGGCCAACCGGCAAAGTGGCGCGCAGCGCATGTACACAGAGCGCTATGCGCTAAATGCCGCGATGCTCGCTACGATGGGCGCGGGCGCGGCGTACAAAGCGAATTTCCGACTGGGCGGGGCGCTGAGCGCCGCGGTGCTTTTGCATTACGGCTATGATGCGGACTACGCACTGGCGGGCGAGCTGGCCGCCGAAGGAATGGCCGTCACCGCGCATGTACGCGGCGCTTATGCGCTTAAGGGCAATCTATCCATGCGTGCGGTTCCGGCGTTGGTGTGGGGTGGATCCTTTGGCCTGCTACTTACGGCGCGCCTGGAGGCGGCAATGCACATTGCGCCGGCCTATCCTGTACTGTATGGGGCAGTGGAGGCCGCAGTGCACATAGATGGCGCTCGAGAAACCGCCATGCGCTTTCCGGAGATTGTGCTGCCGCCCGGCGGCGTGCTGGTGATCGATAGCGATGCGTTTACGGCGGAGCTCAACGGAGAAAACGTTATTGATCAATATACGGGCGATTGGCCGGAGATCACGCGGTTGCTCACGCGCCTACGCGTGGAGGGCGGCACGAGCGGCACGTTAAATGTAACTGTGCTGTACACAGAGAGGTATTTATAATGCGATTGATAGAAGTATTTGACCGGCAGCGCAAGCGCGTGGCCGTTGTGCAAAACGCCTACGACGTGCGCGAAAAGCATGTGCTCAACGGCGTGGGGGAGCTGACATTTTCTCTGCCAGAGGGGGATGAAAAGGCGAAATACTTGCAGCCGCGGCGGTATGTGCGCTACGATGGCGGGGAAATGTATCGGATCTTGGAGATGCAAGTGGACGACGATGGCGCGCCGGTGATCAGCGTGACCTGCGAGCACGCGATTGCCAGCCTGGCCGACCGCGTGCTCTACAAGGATCATGTGCGAAGCGGATTTTCCACGCGGGAAAACATCGAATACATCCTGAGCTTTCAGGAGGAGTGGGTGCTGGGCGAGTGCGATTTCGATTTTTCTTATGATTACGGCTGGACCAGCGAAAACTTGCTGGCGGCGCTATTTTCCATTGCCACGCCATTTGTGGCGCAGCACCGGTGGATCTTCGATACGAGCGGGGCAACATGGAAAATCCACTTAAAAACCATCGACGACGCAACGGGCTACGCGGTATTCGCGGGCCTGAATTTTTTGCGCAGCCGGAAGGGCGTGCTTTCCGGCGAGGTGGTAACGAGGTTGTACTTGCAAGGATTCGGCGAGGGAATTAACCAGCTGGATGTGAGCGACATCAATGGCGGCCTGCCTTATATCCAGGCGAGCGACGAGCAAATCGAAAAATATGGCCTGATTGAGTGCGTATATACCGACAGAAAGCAAAAAGAGCCTGCGTCCCTGCTGGCCATTGGACAATCGCTGCTGGCCCAGGGGCAGGAGCCGCGCGAGGAATACGAAATCGAGGCCGCGGATCTGCGCGAGCTGGGAATGGCCGATGTATACCGCGCACAGGTGGGGGAGGTCATGCTTTTCGCGCCGGATCAATACCGCACGATCATCACCGAAATCGAATGGAACCACGACGTGGCCGGGGACATGCGGCTGACCATCGCCAACACGCCCGAGGATCTGGCCGACGAGCTGGCGGATCTGGCCGACCGGCAGCGAATTGAACAAACCTATGCCCAGGGCGCAACGCAGATTTGGGGCAGCGTGATGGCCGACAACGCGGACGAAAGCCATCCGCTGAAATATCCGCTGTGGATCCCCAATGGGCTGACGATCATGAACTATGTGCAGTTGCGCATCGAACTGGAGCGATTCCGCGGCTATACCAGGGGCGTTGCCAGCGGCGGCGGCAGCGTGACCACGACCTCGAGCGGCGGCGGGTCCACGAGCAGCGCCAGCGGTGGCGCAACCTACACCAGCGCCAGCGGCGGTGCGACTACGGTTTCCACCCCGCAAACCACTTGGACGGCGGATGCGCAATACACCGGCACGGGACGCTCGCCGACGGGCACGAATGTGGACAACATCACGGATGCGGCCATCGTTTCGGAACTGGGCGGTGCTCATAACCATGTCTATGAGCACCGGCACAGCTATTTTCCAAGCATCACGATTCCGTCGATGGTGATCAACATCCCGGCCCACCGGCACAGCGTGAGCGTGGGGAACCATACACATACAGTTCCAGCACATTCGCACGGCATGACTATTCCCAGCCATAAACACGATACGGAATATGGCATTTATCAGGCCAGTGCGCAGCCCACGAGCGCAACCGTTCGCATCAATGGGCAGGACGCGTTTTCCATGGATACCGAATGGGAAGGCGATATTTCGCAGTATCTGGTGGGCAACGATGGCAAGTTTCCGCGCGGGCGGTTTGTGAACATCGAAGTGCGCCCCAATACGATTGCGCGCATTACGGTGGCCGCCGCGCCGCAAGGGTTTATTGAGAGCAAGGGAGGGGGCAGGTACTGATGGCTGTAAGTTTAACAACCATGTATGCGCCGCAAAACAACGGGCCGCACACTGCGCTGGCGGAAACGATCAATGCTGCGCAGACGGATATTACTGTGGTAGATGCGAGCGTGTTGCCCGATGCGCACAACGTGCTGACCATCGGCACGGGCGAGGACGCGGAACTGGTGCTGATGAGCGCCAAAACCGGCAATATCCTCACCGTAACACGGGGATACAATGGCACGACGGCGAAAAGCTGGGAGGCGGACGAGTGGGTGTACCGCGCGATCACTGCGCAGGATGTGAGCGCGTTGCAAAGCAATGTGGATGCGCTCAATGCTGGTAAGGTGGATGCGGAAAGCGGAAAAGGCCTATCCACCAACGATTATACGACAGCCGAAAAGCAAAAACTGGCGGGCGTCGCCGAAGGGGCGAACAACTACACGCATCCCGCCACCCATCCCGCCAGTATGATTACGGACTTGGCAACCGTGGCCACGAGCGGGGATTACAAGGATTTGGGTGGGAAACCTGCGATTCCTACCGTGGATAATACCATCACCGAGGGCGGCCAAAATCCCGTGACCGGCGGTGCGATTTACACGGCGCTGGCGGGCAAGGCCAATGCGTCGCATACGCAGTCTGCTGGCACCATTACCGCTGGCACGCTCGGCGGGCAAGTGCAGGCCAACGCCACAGCGGCAGCGACGCTGGATGTTGCCCAGGTGCGCAGCATCCGCGCGGGTACGACGGATCTCACGCCCGGCACAAGCGCGCTGGCAAGCGGGGAGGTGTATCTTGTGTATGAGTAACGCGCATGTGGGCGTTGACGGGCTGGCACGCAAGGTAGCAGGCATGTATGTGGGCGTTGATGGGCTGGCCCGCAAGGTGACTAAGGGATATATCGGCGTTAGCGGCCTTGCGCGGCAGTTTTACAGCGCGGCGCAGCCGTTTGTGTATACATACAGCGGTACATACACTGAAGAAGAAAAAACCATTGACGGCGTGGCCTATATCGTCCTCGCGCTTACTTCCAGCGGCACGCTGACCGCAAACCGTCCGATTGGCGCAGATATATGGCTATGCGGCGGTGGCGGCGATGGTGGCGGTATAGATAACAGTGGTAACGGCGGCGGCGGTGGAGGCGGCTATATCGCCAGCGCGAATGTGCAGCTATCAGGCGATATAACATGCGTCGTAGGCGCAGCTGAGGGGGGAAGCTCGCTGGGCGATCTTTCGGCAAACGCTGGTAGTAAAGGCAGCATGAATGGTGGCGATGGCGGCAGCGGTGGCGGCGGTTCTGGCGGCAGCGCCGGTGGTAGCGGCGCTGGCACGAGCACGATTCCCGCCGC